TATGAAGGCCTTAGAGCTCCTGGGCAAGCACCTGGGCATGTTTACCGATAAGTTAGAGGTTAATGGCGCGATGGTTATCTTTAAGGGCGAAAATGACCTGGAAGATTGATTGAGTCCCATAATGAGCACTATGACAAGTAGCAATATTATGGGATGTTCATATTTGCTCATATTCAGCCGTGAGAGGTTATTTACATGCTTTTTAGTTCCTAAAAATAAGAGCTAAAAAGCATGTTTTATAATAAATTTAAAACTTTGATTATCTCTTGATTACCCCGATTTACTATGTTATTCATATCTGAGGTGAAAGCGGGTGAGAACCGAAGAAATAAACCTTCCCGAGATCGTAGGTAAAGGCTACGGGGCATTTTGGCGCAACAAGAAGCGTTATCGAGTTCTTAAGGGTGGCCGGGGTTCCAAGAAGAGCGTCACCGCGGCTTTATGGTTTATCTATAATATCATGAAGCACAGTAAGGCCAATGCTGTTGTAGTGCGTAAAACATTCAACACACACAAAGATTCGACCTTCGCGCAGCTTAAGTGGGCGGCNAANCGTNTNGGTGTNTANANTAAATGGCGATTTACGGAGTCGCCATTAGAATGCNGNTATGTAGCCACCGGCCAGAAAATCCTTTTTCGTGGCTTTGATGACGTCTTGAAATTGACATCTATCACGGTTGACACGGGTGTATTGTGCTGGGTATGGCTTGAAGAAGCTTATGAGATTGAGGGCGAGAAAGACTTCACTACGCTAGATGAAAGCATCCGCGGTGAAATGCCTGACGGCCTGTGGAAGCAGCTGACTTTAACATTCAATCCGTGGGTTAACTCGCACTGGACCAAGAAGCGATTCTTCGACAGCATAGACCCGGAAGCCTTCACTCTGACAACGACTTATAAATGCAATGAGTGGCTTGATGACGCGGATAGGAAACTTATTACTGACCTAGAATTCACCAATCCCGAACGATACAAAGTAGTTGGTCTCGGTGAATATGGGATACCAGGAGGAACTTACTTTGATGAGTTTCGGACGGATGTCCACGTTGTAGATCAATTTATAATTCCCCAGGACTGGCGCAAATATATTACGGTTGATTACGGCTTAGACATGCTGGCCACCTATTGGGTAGCCATAGACGGACATAACAAGGCGTATGTTTACAAAGAGTTATATCAGCCAAATTTAATTATTTCTGCAGCTGCTAAAGAAATAATACGTGTCAACGGTAAAGATCGGATACATCAACACCTTGCACCCCCCGATCTTTGGAATAGGCGGCAAGAAACCGGGAAGAGTGCAGCGGATATATTTAGAGAGAACGGGCTAAATCTAATCAAGGCGAACAATGACCGGGTCCAGGGCTGGTATAACCTCAAAGAATGGTTAGCACCTTATGCGGATGAACAAGGGATTAAAACGGCTTCTCTGGTAATTTTTAAGAACTGTGTGAATATCATACGCACCCTGCCACAGCTACAACATGACGAGGTGGACCCCAATGACGTGGCAACAGAACCACACGAACTGACGCATGGTCCGGATGCGATACGCTATTTCATCGCGGGAAGACCAAAGCCGAACATACCAGAGAAGAAGAAAAAGCGTGATGATTTCGTGGATAGAGAGCCAAGGGAAACAGGGGAACCCACTGAATCGTATATCAATATGGGGAGGTAAATATGTTTCAACAATTCGTAGATCTAGGCATTAGCCTATTTCTTTTTTTATGTCTTATCCTGGCCTATATAACAGGCATAAAGCATGGCAGAGAGTTATCTAGGGGTAATGCACCCAAGCTCAGCATAAACCCTGCAAGGCCTATCTTTAAAGCCGTGGAGAAGCACAAAGAAGATAAGAAAGCTGAGGCATTAGGCGAGGAGCTAACTGACATAATGAGCATGACAAAAGAAAGCATGTTAAAGGCAGTTAAGAGGGAAAGAGATAGCGGATAAGCCTGAAATATGGTATAATATAGTGGTGGGATAGTGATAGCTACACGAAAGGGAATTGCCTTAATTCCTTTCCCACTTACAAAAGTAAGGCGAACACGAAAGGCGGTGTTTTTGTTATGTTTAAAATCGATATGACAGGTCAAAGGTATGGCAGATTAACAGTGGTAGAGTATGTAAGAACAGAAAAGAGCCAATCATTATGGAGGTGCATATGTGATTGTGGTAAGACTATAGTCACGAGGAGACAGGCGTTAAGAGTTGGCGACAATGTAAGTTGTGGGTGTTACAATAGAGAAAACCATACGACACATGGTATGGAAGGAACAAGGATCTACCATATATGGCGAAGTGTGATTTCCAGATGCAACAATCCAAAAGATATATGCTATCATTTATATGGTGGGAGAGGTATAAAAATATGTGATAGGTGGCATCACTCATTCGAGAACTTCTACCAAGACATGAAGGAGGATTATTCCGACAATCTCACTATAGACAGGATTGACACAGACGGAGATTACGAGCCAAGTAACTGTAAGTGGTCAACACAAAAAGAGCAAGGAAACAACAGGCGAAACAACCGATATATAACACTTGGCGATGTAACAAAAACCCTTACTGAGTGGTGCGAACAATACAAGGCAAATTACTTCAATGTGTGGGCTTTAATCAATAGAGGGTATGACCCATTGACCGCACTCAAGCGACACGCAAAGGTTAGCATAAATTAATAAAAGTAAGAAGGGCCGAAAGGCTCTTTTTTAGTGGGGTGATTTAGTGGAAAAAGACTTTACTCAAGAGTGGCGAGACTATCAGTCTGGGCTGGATTATAATAATCGCCTTGATTACTACTCTAAAGTTGACCTAAATTGGTCGTTCTATAATTCAGACCAGTGGCGAGGTATAACCGTTGGTGGATTGCCTAAATGGACATTCAATATAGTTCGTTCAGCAATCAACTACTTTATAGCCTTTATGACCTCTCAAAAGATAAAGATGCAGTATTCAGCCGAGAATATACCGGATGAACCGCAAGAAGAAGCAGAAATGCAGATAAAGCAGGTTGTCGATCTTCTCTCAGACATGGCAGACATGAAGTGGGAGAAGGACAAAATGGACACTCTGCTCAAAGACCTTCTTCTTGATGGTGCAAACTCTGGCGATATGGCAGTTCACGTTTACTGGGATGACACCATAGAGACGGGACAGGACGAGAAAGGCGATTTCAAAAATGAACTTGTTGACGGTGGTAATGTCATGTTGGGGAACCCAAACAGTAAAATTATCGAGAAACAGCCCTATATTCTTATCCAGAACAGGGAAATGGTCAAGGACTTAAAGGAAGAAGCCAAGCGGAACAAAATACCACAAGATAAAATAGATTTGATTGTCGCAGATGAGGAAAACAATTATCAAGCAGGGGATAAAGGGAAGATAGAACTTGACAACAAGGGGGAAAATGGCAAAACCCTTGCATTAATCAAGTATTGGAAGAAAGACAAAGAGACTTACTGGAATAAATCTACTAAGTATTGCCCAATCTTCAAAGATAAAAAGTTAGGCCGCGAAAAAGGCGAGTTCACAGAAGAAACAAAGTTTACTTGCTATCCTGTAGCTTGGAATAATTGGGAGAGCATCAAGAACAGTTATCACGGCATGAGTGCAGCAGAAGGAATGATAGATAACCAAATCTCAATTAATCAACTCTTCGCAATGGTCAGCTATTGGATGAAGATGAGTGCTTTTGGCAAGACAATCTACGACCAAAACTATATATCTTCATGGTCTAATCAATTAGGCGTAGCAATAAAAGCAGACTCGAACGGCGGACCAATAGGGAATCTTGTCTATCAAATGAGGGCAGGAGATTTTAACTCGGCAATCCTAACCGTCATTGATATGGCAATTAAGTACACAAAGGATTTTATAGGCGCAAATGATACCTTAATGGGGCAAGTAAATCCAGAGCAGGCAAGTGGAGCCGCTATTATCTCCACAGCTAAACAAGCCTCAATGCCTCTTGTCAATATCTCGATGAACAGAGATCAACTTGTCGAGGATCTAGGCTTAATTTGGGGAGAGTTCTTCCTAAAGAAATACAACTCTCGTAAGGTTAGCGTCAAGCAAAAAGGCAAAGTAGTTGTAACAGATTACAACGCAGAAGCCATCAAAGACGTTCTCTTACAATGTAAAGTGGACGTAGGGCCGTCAACCTATTGGAGTGAAGTAGTCGGCATACAGGCATTAGACAGGCTCTTAGAGCAAGGGCAAATAACCAAGCTACAATACTTTGAGAGAGTGGCAAAAATGAACATCATACCTGATTGCCAAGGATTGATTGAAGATGCTCAGAAAGAAATGGAAATAATGGCACAACAACAGCAACAGCAAGCACAAATGCAAGAGCAAGGGCAGATAGAGCAACAGGCACAGGGAGAACAGCAAGCGCAGGAGCAACAACAAGCCAAGGAAGCACAGTTTGAACAGATGGCGAATTGGCTAGAATCACAGCCCGAAGAAGTACAACGAAAAATAATGATGCTACCTTCCGACCAAAAGGAAGAAATGATAGTAAAAATGATGCGCGAAGATGCTCAGAACGCAATGAAACAACAGCAACCCCAAGGCACTATGTAGTGTCTTTTATTTATGCCTAAAATTGGCTGCAAATTGACGGTGATTCGCCATCCGTCACAAACGAAAGGAAGATTTATCACATGGAAACAGAAGATACGGCTGCTAATACGACTGAAGAAGTCGTGGAGAACGCCAACTCCGAACAGGTAGAGAGTGTCGAAACTGAAGCAATAGAAAGCACAGAGGCACAGGAAACGGCACAAGAAACACCACAGGAACCCAAGGAAGAAGAGATAACCAAGACCCAAGCCTTTGCACGCAGACTGAAAGAGGAAACTGCAAGGGTCGAGCAAACCGCGAGGGACAAGATGATCTCGGAAATGTATGGACAGTCGCACAATATCCACACTTACGCTGATTATCAGAAAGCAGTCGAGCAACAAGCCGAAGCAGATAGAAAAGCGGCACTACAGGAAAAAGGCATTGACCCTTCAATCGTGGATGAATATGTCAGCAATAACCCTGTTGTCAGAAAAGCCGCAGAGTTGATTAAACAGCAGGAAGCACAGCAAAAGCAGACTGCCCAGTATGGCGAGTTCCTTAATTACTTCAAGCAGGAAAATGACAGGGACTTCAACCCTGCAACAGACAAAATACCCCAAGAAGTATGGGAGCAAACCGCCAAAGGGAAGAGTCTGGCAGATGCCTATGCACACCATGATAACAAACAACTCAGGGCGAAGCTGAAAGCCTTTGAAACAAACACAAAGAACGCTTCATCCTCACCTGGTAGTGTGACAGGGAACGGCACGCCAGTAGCAGGA